AGACCTTTAGGATACTCGCGTTCCTCACCTCTTAATACTCTGTTTCCAGCCATTATCTGTTTCTATGAAATTTTTCTAGTGGTAATTGACTCATAGCCTGCATATCTTCTTCACTTATCTCGAAGAATAGGTTATCGGCATTTTTAGGTATATAGTAGTGAAGCGTCGACATAGGTGCTTCCTCTGTATTTAGTGCATTTAGTCGAGCTCTAGTGTTTATGTAATGGAAGTTGGCACCTAACAGTCTATCCCTTTTAATTTCCATGAGTTTTATCAGTGGGTACTCATCCCATTTCTTTAATATATCCTTATATTTCGGGTCATACTCGAAGAAGTAGAACTTACCTACCTCTGGTTTATCTGTGGCACTGTCATACAGTGCATTGAATATCTTTTCTCTTAACTGAGCTTTACTTACCTTGCTTCCTTTTAGTTCTAGGAGCAGAGTAGTTAATTCTGAGTTCTCGTTCTGTGATGATTCTGAACTCGATTCCTCTGTCGAGGCAGTATTCCTTAGCTGCCCTCCACTTTGCATCGTTTTTAGCATAGGTCAACACCTCCGTGACGTATCGTTTGGTTTGACGTTTCTGTGGTTTAGGTTCCATTGTTTGTTTCAATGGTTTCACTTCCACTAGATACTCTTTGGTTACATTTTTCTCTTTGATTTTGACCCAGAAGTCTGGGAAATATCTATGCACCCTATTATCTGTAGGGCACTTGTATGGGATAATTATTTCTTCCGACGACCAACTGACAACTTTGCTATCCTGATCACACCAGTTCATAAACTTAAGTTCCCAACCAGACCTGTAAAATATGTCAGTTGGATCTCCCTTGTACTTCTTATAGTGCTTAGGTTTGAACTTTCCTTGTTTTAGAGACATAAATAAAAATACCACCCCATATGGGTATTTATGGCAATCAAGACAGTTACATCGTTTATAGCAGATCTACAGAATAGTGGAGGTCCGTCCTCTACTAACCAGTTTGATCTGGAATTTAGTAGTGTCAGTGGAGCGTTGACCAATCATCTAGAACTATTTGGTGTCAAGGCAAGAACTAACCCTTCATTCAATGGACTGATGGTTGACTTGATAAACGAAGCACAGATACCTGGCGTATCTCTTACAGCACAGGATGTCAAGCAAGTACATAAAGGTATTAACATCAAAGCAGCAATGGCAAAGGTATACAACGAGATGGATTTCTCATGTATACTTGACGTTCACTCTGAAGCATATAAGTTCTTTACTGCATGGCAGGACTTTATACAAGGCGGTACACGTAGTAAGGATCCAAGGGTAGAGTCTGGTAAGACTTATACTAGAGGTATAGCACAGAACTACTACAACGATTACACATGTGATCTAAAGATCAAAAAATTTGAGAAATTTTCTGGTTCGTCAATCACTGGAGAACTAAATGACAATAGTGAACAGTTCCATGTCTTTACTGTCAACCTAGTTAAAGCATATCCTTATATGATGTCATCTTTACCATATAGTTCAGCTGGATCTGGAGTCGTGAAACTTAGCATCGGTATGTATTACGAGTATGCAGAGTACACACCCTTTGAATATCCACAGAAAAAATCCATGAAAGGATAACCCATATATAATATACCTGAAAACTTATTATGCCATTACCTGAACTTGTTACGCCAACGTATGAGTTGGTAGTACCATCATCTAAAAAGAAGTTAAAGTATCGTCCATTTCTAGTTAAAGAGCAGAAGATTCTGATCCTAGCACTTGAAGAGAATGATAGTAGACAGATATTAGAAGCAATCAAAGATATATTCAAAGCATGTATCATCACTAAGTTTAAGATGGAAGACCTATCTATCTTTGACGTTGAGTATCTCTTTCTACAATTACGTGGTAGATCTATTCAAGAGACTATTGATGTAGAAGTACCATGTGATGATGACAAAGAGGTCAAAGTTCCCGTATCAATTCCCGTTGATGCAGTGAAGATCAATTTCCCGAAAGGACATAAGAAAGAGATCAAATTAAATGATGATATAGTAGTAGTGATGAAGTATCCTAACCTAGAATACTTCGCCAAGGTCAATTTTACAGATGAAGAGACTGATCCATATGAATTAGTTGCTACATGCATTGACCGAGTATACAATAAAGGAGAGGACTGTGGATCATTCACAGCTGAAGAAGCTCAAGCATGGTTGGAGAAACTTACTAACGACCAGTTTGAAAGTATCCAAAACTTCTTTGATACTATGCCTTCTCTTAGGCATGAGCTTACAGTTACTAATCCTAACACAGGTGTCAAAACGAATACAGTCATCGAGGGATTAGTTAATTTTTTCGGATAGCCCTATTCCAAGAAGGGTTAGCAAGGTTCTACACCACGAATTTTGCCTTGGTGCAACACCATAAATATACCTTGAGTGACATAGAAAATATGATCCCTTGGGAGCGAGACATTTACGTCAATATGCTTGCCAAGTGGTTAAAGGATGAGAGGGAACGCATAGACAAGGAAAGACGTAAACGTTGAGAAAAGCTCTCGGTGCCATATTCGGTTTAAAACTGTTGCCTGTTTCGGGTGACATGGTTAAGACAGCCAAAAATATGCTCGACACTGAGATGGAGTACATCGAGTATCTCAGGAAGAGGAAAAAGTTTTTCTTTATGACTCAGGTTCAACAGACCAGAGTTGTAATTGTACCAAAGAAGGCAAGAAAGAAATCTAGTAGCAGTGGTGGTGGAATAATTGGTGGTGGTGGAAGAAGACCAAAGCAACCAGTTAAAGTTCCAGTAAGAGTTCCTGCAAGGAAAACTGCTCTAGAGTTGATGGAGCAGAGATCTAAGATAGCTGGTAAGAAGACAGGTAGATTTGTAGGAAAGAAGACTAACGACGCTGCTAATAAGATAACCAAGTTCATGCGGAAGAAGAAACCTTCCGTACCTAAGAAAGTTCCTGTCACTGCTAAAAATCCATTAGTAAAGAAAAGTAGAGTATTCAGTTGGCAAAAGGCAGGAGGAACATCAACACTGACTAAACCCAAAGTGCCAGCTATGGGTAAGAATAAGATAGTCCCATTCACTAGAAATTTAACTAAGACTGCTAAGAAAGAAACAGTAGAAGCACTCACAAAGAAAGCAACTCAGAAGGCAGTACAGAAGAAAGTAAGTCAAACAGCAGCAAAGAAAATAGTTGGTAAGACACTCTTAAAGAGTGGTGCTAAGAAAGTACCTATCCTTGGTGCTGTGATGGGTGGTATCTTCGGTCTAGGTAGACTGATGAAAGGTGATGTCAAGGGTGCACTTCTAGAGGTTGCGTCTGGTGTTGCATCAACGATACCAGGTGCGGGTACTGCTGTATCCATCGGTATTGATGGTGCACTGATGGCAAAGGATATAGCAGAGGCAAACAAGCAACCAGAAGATCCTTGCTCAGGTAATGTTAAACTACAAGATGGTGGTGAAGTCAGTTCACCTACACAGGCATTGATCGCTGAAGGTGGAGAACCTGAACTGGTTGTGCCACACTCCAAACTGGGACCTGTGTTCCAGAATTTACTGAAACAGGTGGGTACAATACTGACCGACGTTACCACTGGTTTCTTGACTACACTACCCGTACCTTCATCCTCAGCACAGGCAGTGTTGGGTGAAGCAACAAAGTTACAAGCAGTATTTGGTGCCAACGCAGCACCCGTATCAGTTTTCAAAGGCAGTAAGATATCTAAAGTGGGAGGATTCCTGAAGAAAGCAGCACGTGGGTTATGGAAAGCATCACCTATGGGTATGATGGCAGGTGCAGCAATGTCTATGTTTGGTGGATCTCCCGCACCAGCTCAGACAATGACAATAACTTCCTCATCTAGCAGTTCCTTCAGAAATAATGAACTCGTATCAAGTTCTGAAGAGACAGTTATATCAGGAGGGGAGACCAGTGCATCACAGATCGGAGGGTTCCCTATCACTGACTTCTATGGTCCTAGTGATTGGAGACCCAGACCTCATGGTGGTGTGGATGTAGGTACTCCCGTAGGCACACCCGTAGCATTTGCAGTACCAGGTGAGATTGTAGCAGCTGGTAAGTATGGTGGATATGGAAATATGATGGACGTGTGGTTACCGTCCCAAAAGATTCAGATGAGGATAGCACACCTATCCAAGTTCGTTAAGAAAACTGGTGAGTTCATGGCAGGGGAACCTGTTGCTGAGACTGGTGGTGCCAAGGGAGATCCTGGTGCAGGTAGTTCCACAGGTCCTCACCTACACTTTGAGTATGATACCAAGAAAGACTCTACCAGATATGGAGGTGCAGGAGATCCACTACCTTATGCTTCTATGTTACAGTTGGGTAGTGTTCAACCTCCTAGTGGTGAAGGTAAAGGAGGTCCTAGTTATGGTTATCCTCTATCACAGACAGTCAAGTGGCCAAGTAGTGGTGGATCCATGGGAGGTCCTTCATTGATGCCTGTCATGGCATCTGGTATCCGTGGTGTGCTCGAAAGATTCAACATCATCCCTCAACCTGTTGTGGTTCCACAACTTATCCCTTTCCCTGTCACAAAGGTGGTGAAAGAGAAGGTGACACAGCATAAATCATATGGTATAGACCCATTCTCAGGTAAGTATGTTGAATTATGATTAACAAGTTTCCTACCATTGATAACGTACATGAGACGCTTAGTGATCTAACGAAACTATTCGAGGATCGTAATAGGATTCTCCAGCTCTATTTTAAAGAGGACAGATATAAAGACTTCTTGATGGCTGAGAATGTTCAGCAACTTGTTGAGGCAGACAAGAGAGATGACTCACGTGAAGGTAGGATAAAGAAAGACTTAGCTAATGGTTATGAGGTCTTAAAAGCAAAGACCAATATGCAGAAGTTTGCCAACTTTATTACACCTGGCATGCTTCCTACACTGGACTTAGAAGACAGTGCTGATTTTCAGGAGTTGTTAGATGAGGTAGAAGATAGACAAGTAGTAGAACCTGCAGAGGAAGCACCAGTTGTTGCTGAGAAAGGAGAGAAAGGTGATAAGGGAGAACCAGGCGACACTGTGGTACAACCACCACAACGTGTAAGTGGGTTTGATCACATAGCATTGCCTGGCATGGGTCAGAACTCTGGACTAAAACTAGCAGAGGGTGGTGCTGTATCTCCTGCACCTATGATGAACGCACTGAACCCCAGTGCCCAGAGACCTGAAACTAAGTCAGGTGTTAAGTCACTAGAGAGTTTAGGACTGGTAGGTAAGAAGAACGTTGCCAGTGAGCTGACTGAAGATTTAGGATTAGAAGAATATAAGAAAGCACTAGCAGATGCTATGGCACTACCACTCAAGGCAGTGGCAGCAGGACTAACAGGATTGCTAGAGAATGTTGAGGTGCCAGGTGGCGGTGATGCAGGAGTTAAGAAACAGGTAGGAGCAATAGCAGGAGCACTTGGAGTTCAAAAACCAACCGAGGAGGGACAGACTTCAGAAACCACAACTTCAGAAGAAACTAGCAGCAAACAGGAGAAATCCACCAAGAAGAAGAAGGGTTGGTTTAGAAATCTATTTGGTAAGAAGAAGAAAGAGCAGACATACGAAGGAGTAATGGCAGACTCAGATGCGTATATGGCTGATATTCAGAAGATGGTTGATCCCCATGGTTCAGATGAAACCATGGAAGATTATGCTCATCTGATGGGTAAGGGAGGACCTTCACATGATGGTAAAGATGGTAAGGTAGCACCTGATCAAATATCAACAACAGGTAACTATAATAATATAAAAAATTTCGCCAGTAATATTGCACAGGGTGCTAAAAATATGTTTAGCAAGACCCCTGTTGCTAGAGCATTTAAGGCTACTACAAGTGTGTTAAATAAGATACTGGGTGGTAAACCAGCTGCTGAGGGTAGTCAATATGCGAAGCAGGACATCAACAGTCTGACTAATCAGCATATAGAACAGAACAACGAGTTTATATCTGAGAAAACACAGAAGATGGTGACACCGCCAGGTGAAGGTGGGGCAGACTCATCTGGTATGGCAACAGCATTCTCAGAAATGATGAAGGCTGCTATGCAGAGTAATAATGGCATAGACGATACAAACGCTGTACAACCAAATGAATTAAGAGTCAGTAAGTATCTGACTGCTACACTCGTAACAACACATGGAGGGGAGACCCCACACGATCAATGACAGAAGGAGCATCTAATTTTCAACTCGTAGATCTAAAGATCGGTGTGTCAGCACGTGACCCTAACACTGACTCTACAGGTCTTGTGGTGCAACCTTTTGGCATCAATAATTTACTAGAGATACATTATTTTGAGGATATAACCAAAGCAAATGTTATCATAGCACTGAAGTTGACTGACTCATCTAGTGGTGTACTAGGTAGACTCAAGGGTATGGAACCAGTAGAGGTTGTTTTCTGTGATACTGATGAGCAGAATTACATAGGATATCAAATGGTTGTGTATGATATACAGGACAGGATGATTCTTGATGGTAAACAGACACAGGCAACAATATTCTGTGTGGCATTGGATGCTATTAGAAATGCTAGTCTAAAGATATCAAAGAGATTTGGTAAAGGTGGTGGTGAATATACACATGAGATAGTAACAAGATTAATAGCAGATGAGATGAAGTCTGCTAAGAAAGTACAGATAGACGAGTCATCAACTAAACTATCATTCGTTAGTCCATATTGGGATCCATATACTATTATCTCTTGGTTATCATGGAGATCTATTTTCAGAGACGGGTCAGGTATGAAGAGTGCGGGATATCTATTCTATGAAGATCGTGAAGGTTACCACTTCAAATCCATGGACAATCTGGTGGATCAGGATACCACACGAACGATCCACATAAATGAGGAGACTGATGATCCAATCAAGAGTGATATTTACATCAATGGATTTACACTGACTGGTACGTCGGACATATTTCGTGGTCTGAATCTAGGTAGTTATGCTAGTGCTACATTCACACTAGACATGAAGGACTTCAAATACACAGAGGTTCCATTCTATATTAATGACTTCTATCCTGAGATGAAGAAGTTAGATGCCGAGTCACAGTTACCAGAGTTCTACAAGAGATTTGGTGGCAAAGATCTAGGTGGTGGTCAACCAACAAGAATCATGACAAAGGTCATAGACACAGCGATGTACACAGAAGGTACATATACTCAGGACTTGACAAGACAGCTCAGTCAGAGTATGATAAGGAATCAATTCTTTTTTAATCAGTCTGCAGTATTTGAATACGTGGCAGAGAGGATGGATCTACATCTAGGAGAGGTAGTTGACGTTATAAAGAATGATCCTCGTACAGGTGAAGTTGATACTCAGGTCAGTGGTCGATACATAGTAGGCAAGATCTATCGTCAATTTTTGACAGAGAACGACCAAATGTCTACAAGAGTAACATTGTTTAGGGATAGCATGGGATGAATTTAGAAAGTGCTGCACATGCCATAGGTAAAGATGGCTTTAATTGGTGGATAGGACAAGTCGAGAACGACGGGTCAGATCCAGAGAATGATGGTGAAGAGTCACTTGATTATGATTACACAGGTAAGGTCAAGGTTAGAATTGTAGGGTATCACAACCCAGACAAAGAAGTACTACCAACTAGAGATCTACCATGGGCATCATGTGTCATGCCAGTGGTCTATGCTATGAAGAGTGGTATGGGTTCTATTCAACAGTTACAAGTTAACGGTTGGGTAATAGGATTCTTTATGGATGGATCCAGTGCTCAGATACCAGTTGTCATGGGTAGTATCAGTGACCAGAACCCAAAGGACATATACACTAAGTTACCTGCAGCATCTGGTTTTGGATATCAACAGGTACATGCACTTGACTATAAACCAAAGAAGCATGGTGATGGCGGTGGTGTTGTAGGTGGTACAGCTGATACCACAGAGTCAGATAAAAAGACAGGAACTAATAAGAAGAAGGAAGAGGTAACAACAGAAGAGGACACAGTATCTACAGTCAACGAACGTGGTGAAGCATCAAAGTCCACAGAGGCAATGAAAGCTGCTGATGATAGGAAGAAGTATACTATTCATGTAGGTAATGGTAAGTGTGGTACACCCTCTGATGTCAAGATCAAAGGTGCTACTGCTGAGTTCTTAAAGTGGGCAAGAGGTATAGAGAAGAATGATATAGGTGAGTTTATTGACAAGAAGACTGGTGAGATTGAAGACGTAGCAGAAGAGATAGAAAAGATACAGAGCAGAATACAAGGTTTCATGGGTGGTGTACTCTCCAATGTCAAGGGTACAGTAATGAAGGAAGCACAGAAGGAGATCCAAAAGGTCATTAATGACATCAAGATCCCTGACCCTTCACTATTGGATCCTGCTGTTGATCAACTCAAGAACATAGGAGATCTTGTTAACTGTCTCTTCAAACAAATCTTTAATGAGTTAGCTGATGTAA